CTTCCTCCTGGGGTAAATTCTAGTTGAAATCCTTTTATTGAAAAGGCATCTGAACTACTTTGATCGTCAATTTTTAATGCAACTGCAAATCCAGATCCCTCTACTGATTGTCTAATCAAAGGTATACCTGATGCATTATATGTTGCGTTGTTATATTGTGCAACACCATAAACTGCTGCACCTCCACCTGATACTATTGATATTTTATCTGGTTGAGGGGTATTCTGATCATCGTAGTCATATCTAACTGCTAGATCTGCAGATACAGTTGTACCTTCTCCCTCATAGTTTAAGTTAACTCTTTGCATATATTTTCTAATACCTGGATCACCCATAACCATGTCTGGTGATCTAAATACTGCTAATATTGTAGAGTTAGTGGACCCATTAGCAAATGTATTTCCAGTCTCCATTTTATAAATAAAACCATCGAAACCACCAAATACCTGTGTCTCTGTGCCACTAATAAAATCTGAATCTGTACACGCAGGTTTAATACCTATCATATCTGAATATTCAAAACCAATACTGCCTGTATTAGGATTATTTTTTAATACACCTATAATTCCTTTTGCTGAACCTTGTGGGCCACCAGTAGTTGGGTAGAATAATCTGTACTGTGATTTATCCCTAATAACTAATGATGATATTCTATCTAATCCTACATCATCAATTCTAGACTGTATCTGTCTAGATATAGATCCTAGTTCAACGTCACCAATTCTAGCTGTACCAGCAATAGTTCTTAATCCATCTGGTGCTAAGAATATAACATCACCACCAATCTCCTGAATACTACCACCATCTCTACAGCCAATATTTCTTGTAACTTCTTGTACTGCAAAATTACTAGACGTTGTTCCTGTTAATTTATATATTCTATCTTGGCAGAATACAATTAATTCATTCCTAAATACTTTTAATCCAACAACAGCTGAGTCAACTCTAAATGATCCTGCACCACTAGCTGATGTAAAATTATCTTCTGCAAATGGTACACTAAATATAACTTCTTCTGGATTACTTGCACCAGCATAAAACATATGGTTTTGAAATGCTTTTACAAACTTTGGATTAGTTGGAGCTGTACCACCACCTGTTGCATTTACTACATCTACTGCAAAACTAGAATTAATTATCTGTGCAGGTGAATGTCCTGTTGCAATAATTAATTTATCTGTACCATTAAAATTAAATTTTTCAAAATCGTATCCTCTTGTAGATGTACCTAATCCCGTTGTTAATGATGTAAAACTACCAGAAGTTGTACCTCTATGTATATCCCCACCTCTTGCAGCAATAACCTGTCCATTAAATACTATCGAACAATCTACTACCTTACTAGTATTACTAGATCCCTCTGGTACTATAGTAGTATTAAATAATGCTGTACCTCCAACACGTCTATATCCACCTTTTATATCAGGTTCAAAATTCTGTAATATAAGAGCTTCTCCAGGTTGCATTGAAAATACATCTTTATTCAATGTTAAACCTCCTGCACAACTCACTACAAATGGTGATATAAGATCTGTTGCTGGCATTACGATATTCTTTTATCTGCTAATTTTTGTAATTCGTCTAATTCTATTTTTTTTAAATCAAATTGTTTTAAATAATCTCTAGTGCTTTCTCCAGTTTTATATCTTCTAATAAATTCTCTAACCTGTGGTATAGTCATTTTATCAGATACATCAGCTACTTCTAATTTTTTATTAGCATTTTTTTCACCATTCATGTTAGTAACAACTTTCATTCCATTTTTTTCTTTTTCTTCAAATGTTCTTTTTTCTTTTACAGACATAGTATAATTTTACCTTTGTTTATTTACTTTTAATATATCTTTTAAAATTTTAATACCCATACTTCTACCTTTAGAACTTATTGTACTAGGATCTTTTAATGCTTTACTATATCCTAAATTTTTTAATTCAATTATTTCTGCATCTGAAAATTCTTTAATTGTAGAAGCAAATAATTTTTTTTCAGCATTACTTTCACCATCCATGTTATCAGTAATTTTCATACCATTTTTCTTTTCTTCTTCTTTTCCCCTAATAGCCATTAGCTTACTCTGCCTCCTATATTTGTAGCAATACTTTCTCCTATGGTATCAGTTCGCATATAATCG